ACATGAAGCCCCGCTCCTCCTTCGTCGACCGGAAACCGTAGCGCTGTTCCCAGGCTGGGGAGATGGCTCCAAAGCCATACGCGAAGGCGTCCCGGAAGAACGTGTGCAGCGCGACCCCCATCTTGGCTCTCCGGGCCTGGATGTCCACCACCCTCTCCAGCAGCATCGCCCCGAAGACGTCCTCGCTCCCGGTCCCTTCGTACTTGAAGATAGGTGGATCAAGGAACGCAGCGACCACGTAGGTCAGCAGGGTCTCCATCGTCGCGTAGCTGAGTGGGACCACAATGGAGAGAGGTTTCCGCCTGTCAGCTTCCTCCAGCGCCTCCTCAGCCGTGCTCAGTGGGATGTAGGCCGTCAGCGTCTCGTCGATCTTCTGCCAGCTATCATACCTCTTACTCATCTCGGACTGGCTCATCCGCGACCGCTGCAGGACCGCATCCTTCAGATTCTTATGGAGCTCGGTCCCCGGCTTTAGCTTCATCCCGCGCGGATACGAGTAGTTATAGTTCGCATCCTCGAGCCTGGTCGAATCCAGGTAGTTCCTCGCGCCGAACTCTCTCTTGTCTAGGATAATAGGCATATTAGATCACCGTAGGGTAGGGGGACCGCAGCCTCGCCGAATCGAACGGCTCTCCCAGGTAGCTGCTCCAGCAACTGCCTATGCCCCCTACCCTCGTTAAGATCAAGGTATCCATGCTAGATCACCGTCTCGTAGTCCAGCCGAGGTTCCATCTCCAGCTCCTGATACTCCGCCTCGATATCTTCCGCACTCTCCGGCGGCTCGAAGTACTGCTCCCCATCCTCCATCGTGAAGATGATCCCGGCCAGCGCGTCGATCACGTCCCACTTCGTCGGCCTCGGCCACTGGAGCAGGTATTTCTCGATAGCTCCCGCCGCGCCCTTCTGATGCCAGACCTCCATCCGCCGATACATCGGGACCAGTCCACCACTCCGCCTCGGCCCTGTCTTCCCTTCGCGGGGCTTCACCTCGACGATCACGTAGAAGACGCCCCGACGGATCATCTCATTCCGCAACGGCCACGTGATGTATTCGTTCAGCCCGGTCACCTCCGGAGCCAGCACCAGCGCGTTGATCCGCTCCGCCATCTCGAACATCGTATCGTAGAGCGTATCGGGATACATCCGGCCCTCGATGATCTCCCTGACGAAGATCCGGTGGTTCTTCACGTCTACGCCAACTCCCACAACCGCCGTGTTCGCGCTCCCCTGCTTCATAGTCCGGGCCGGATCAGCCAGCACGACGTTCACCACATCCGAGCTCCGGTTCAGCTCCTCTTCCGTCTCCTCGTAGATTTGGAAGTATTCCTGCCGGAAGCCCTGCGTCTCCTTCGCCACCGGGATGTTCCTGAACTCCCGATACATCACGTCGAGGAGCCCGTCGTTCCGATAGCTGGCTGCTAGCTTCTGCACGTCCTCATCACTCATATGGTCCGGCCAGTTGCTCTCGTACCTGTCGTTAAACATCTCCAGCCTAACCGTCTCCCAGTCAGGATACCTCTCCGCGTCCAGCAGATTACTCAGCAGCGAGTCCTCATGCAGGACCGTCCCGATGAGCAGCAGCCGCCAATCCCGACTTCCCCTATCCACACTGTTCATCAGAGCGGAAAAGAACCATCGCTTAAGTTTCGCTCTCGTCTCCTCATTCTCCACCGACTCGTCATCCTCAAGGTCATCCACGATGATAAGGTCAGGGCGGCGATGCCTATGCTTGCGGCCACGCACCTGCTGCCCAGCACCCCGCGGCATGACCTTACAGCCCGTCGAAGTAACCCACTCCTTCTGCCCAAAAGGGTCCCTCCTGTCTTGTGGCGCAAACTCACCGAATACCTCCAGGATCAGGTCGTTGTTCAGCAGCTCCGTCTTCACATCCTCGGCCTGCTCGACAGCAGCTCCCCCAGTCGCGGACACAGGGATCACATAGTCGCTGTCTCGATACACGATCCGCTTCGCCGGGAAGGCCATGTTGAAGATGCTGGTCTTCCCAATCCCCCTCGGCGCGGCCACGGCCGCCAGCTGGATGCTGTCATCGTCCATGATGCGGAACAACTCATCGTGCATCGGGCTGAAGGGCTTGAAGAACACATGCGGGAAGAACGTCTGGCAGAATAGCTTCATGCTCCTGTCGCACTCAACCAGCAGCTCTTCCAGCTGCGTTTCGTTATCAGCCAGGCTCAAGCCTCGACCTCCGCGTCCCAGTCGACGCCTCCGCTCACAGCCGAGTTCAGCAGGTCGACGATCCGGTCGGATACCTTCTCCCCAACCGTGGCGCTCAGGGCCCCTCCAGACTCTGTAGGTGGTCCGGCAGCAGCCAGGATCTGCTCGATAGTATCTACAACGTTCTCGTCCGAGATCCCCATCGCAGTCAGCTGCGTCTCCGTCTTGCTGGCCGCCTCGTTGATCGAGATGAGCTCCTGGATCAAGGCTTGGGCCTGAGCCAGCTTCACTCGCCTCTCCGAACACTTCTCAGCCATTATTCAACCTCCCAATCGGCCAGGCACCTTTCTAGCCGGTAGATAACTGTCTCCAAGGCAAACTCACACTGTTTCAGGAACAGGGGCTGATGAGTCTCATCCAGCATGTCCTTCCACTGGTCTACAACAGTCTCAATAGGCTCCACCGAGAGGTGCAGCAGCTCATGTATCACCGCCTTTCGCGCTTGGTTAGGAGGCATGGTGACACTGATAGTAACCCGAGCCTGCTCCCGATTAATGTCCCTGGAGCACTGACCAAACCTTCCCCACCCGGGATCGTCATTACACCTCAGATCCACATCCCACCCACCAAGATGGAGCCTGTCCTTATAGACAGCAAACCAGTGTTCTACCTGTTCTTGCAGCGCCTCTGTCATCCCCTCAACATCCAATTTGTCTCGTCGAACTCACCATGCTTCGGATGGACGAACCAGGCAACCTGGCAGGGCTCGGCCTCGCGGCCCTGACTGTGATCCAGCGCATCCGTCCCGCTTGCACTCCCTCCAATCCAATACCAAGGATGCCGGAGGGGGGCGTGGAAGTGGCCCAAGATCACCCTATCGAACTCCGCCTTCCTCTGCCGCATCCGCTTCACCGCGTCCTTCGCCACCTTCCGCTGAATCCCGTAGTACGGGAATCCGGCCCACCCCATAATCCCGTGGCCGTGATACAGCAGATACCTCTGCCCCTTCACCTCAACCACCTGCTGCTCCCTCGGATAGATGTTGAACTGGACATTCTTGTGGTCCCGGAGCAGCAACCTCGCTACCTCAGCCAGCGGGAAGTTCAGCGTGTTGTAGCCTCCCTCCTTATGCTGAGGCTTCTTCGTCATCCTCCCGTGATTGTCTACCGTGACGAAGTCCACCACGACCTCCTCGAAGTGGGGAGACAGCAGGCTGACCTCCCCCGCCAAGAGCCTCCCAGCCTCCACCGCCTGCCTTGGCGACGGCCACTCGTTTGTCACCCTCAGCTCGTCGTGGATGTCTCCGCTGATCAGATCCCCCGTCACCAACACCCGGCACTCGTCGACATGATACGAGGCCCGATGCAGCTCCGTCCAGCTCAACACGTCCCGGGCGAAGTTGATGATGCGGTTCCCCAGGATCGCTGGACTGAACTCGTTAAACCCCTCGATCTCGTCGGCATCCTGCACCGCGCCCATATGCCAATCCGTGTTGTGGATGACGAGGGCCACAGGCGTCGAGACCTTCAGGACCTTCGGCTTCCGATGGGCGATTTTCGGAGGGGTCATAGCCACAACAGCATCAGACACGCTCCTCATCGCCACCTGGATTGAGCCGACCCCCTCCTTATACTCGTCCAGCCGAGCCTCAGCCTCAGCAAGCTGAGCCATCAAGGCTCTAACCTCTTCCGGCGGGTCCGCCTCCATCATCACGTCTCGAGCTGTCCGGGTCTTCAGTTTTTTCTCAGCCATGATCTAGCTCCCTGACACCGTCCAGACTCAGCAGGTAATCCCTCGTCCCCTCCAAGGCCCACACTCGCTTCTTGCTCGGCAGCACAACCTGGCACTCCCTGAACTCCTCGAGGTTCCTCACGTCCGCCCACACCATAGTCGATAGCTCCAGGAACCTCCGAAACACGTCATCATCCACCACATTCTCCCCTACATGCCTCAGCCCCTCCCTCACAATCCTCGCCGGGTCCAGGCGCTCCCTGTTCACCAGGGCATCCACGTCCACCGTCTTGAGGTCCCGGCTGCTCTTCCTGTCCTTCTGTCTTGGTCGGACAAGCTCTCCTGTGACCCTCCTATAAGCTGCTCCGGCATAATCCCGGCTGACTCCACAGGCCTTCATAGCAGCTCGCAGGAGCTTCTCCCGATCCGTCTCCCCCTTCTCGATCAACTCGCGGATGCAATGCGTTGCCTTCATCTAGGCGTCCTTTCTACGTCATACATCTGATCTCCCCACACGCAGACGTCAGCCCCTCCCTTGTTCCCCGGCCTAAATACCATATCGCTCATCCCCGGCTCCAGATCCACCCGGGTCTTGAGTGCGTAGCTCCAGGCCTTCCCTCCATCTCGCTCGATCCGGTAGAAATAGCGATCCTGCTGCTCCTCATGCCCCATCAGCCTATACGACCCCATTTCCAACCAGCGGGGGACTGCCTCCGGCCACGGCATCTCCACCTCGGTCTCAGTCCAGATCTCGAGCCTGTAGATTCCGCCATAGAACGACCACTTCATCCTCTCCAGGAAGGGGCCCTGATTCCCAGCCAGGTCCACCAGAGTCGAGCGCCTGTGCCCCTTCAGGGTCAGGCCATCGAGGGGGTCGGGAGGTCCCGAGTCGTTGGGCTTGGAGCAGCTGCCGAGAGCGGTCAACAAGACCAAGACGAGCACCCAGACCGACACTAGCCAGTTGTTTCGAACCACCTCACCAACTCCAAGCCAAATCATCTCACTAACTCCAAATGCGGAAGATCGTGGAAGTACTGATCCCTGGTCATCGTATCCCTATCCCAGTCACCGCCCCATCTTAGCAGGACCCCCATCTCATCAGCGACCTGCATGATCCTCCCGACCATCAGCCCAAAGCGCTTCTCGTCCTTCCAATCCACCGGATACGGGATCACATCCACGGCCATGCTCGGCACCTCGTTATGCATGCTATTCGGCCACTCCAGCTTCGAGGCCCCCTTCAGGAAGGCTTCCGTCTGCGCGACCTCCCCTCTATGCCCGCAGATCACGGCGAAGTCGAACCACTGGATGGCCGTGTTCAGGACCCTTTGCAGATCCGAGTGGCAGGACTCCAGGTTCACTATCGACGCTCGGCTGAAGCTAGGCAACTCTGGTCCCCCTATCGACAAGGATGGAGAGTTTCTCCGAAAGGATGCGGTTGGTCTCGATCTGCTGGTCCTTGATGTCGTCCAGCTTCTCTTCAATCTCCCCCACAGCTTTCGTAAAACTGCCGGAATTCCCATTCGCTCTCCTGTTCATCGCCTTCATCAGAAGGAATGTCGTCAACGACCCTCCTCCGAATCCGCCGATCACCCCGGTCACCAGCTTATACAGGCCCTCCCCGATGACCTGAGCATCCCGAGGCGAGATCTCAGCAGGCATCGTCGGCATCCAGGCCGTCGTTCAGCCCCCTCCCCGCCGCGTCCAGAGTCCCCTGGAACCACTTCTCGACCTTCTCCCCCTGCTTCCCAATCCTCTGTCGCAGCAGGGCCGAGGCCAGTTTCCCTCCGGCCCGACAGGTCGCATACACCCACTTGTTCGGCGCGAACCAGGGCAGAATCATCACGACAACCGTGATCCAGTTCCCCTGGATGATCTCCTTCACCATGTTCAGGTATTCCACAATGGCCTCCATCTGTTGATACTAAATATCAGCAGTTATTAGTTCCCCAGCTTCCTCTCCACTGCCTTCAGCCTCGCCTCCAGCATCCCGACCGTCTGCTGCAGATTCCCCATGTCCCGTCTCAGCCTCCTATTCTCCGCCGACAGCTCCTGGGCTGTCAGCCACACAGCCATGATCGCCTGATGTCCGCTGAAGGTCTCGTCGCTCGCCTTCTCCTTCGCAATCAGCTTCCCAATCTCGACGAACTCCTCGGCCAGGACACCAACCTGCTGCCGAGGATCCTCTCCATCCCGCCAGCGAAAGTTATATACCGGCGTCCGTTCCAGGACCTTCCTCACCGCCGCCCTCACATACTCCGGGATCGGCTCGATATCCTTCTTCAGCCTCCGGCTTGAGCTCGTCGTAAAGGTGGACTCCCCGGCATCCATCTCACTGTAGCTGGCCCCATTCACCACCCTGAAGTCATGCCCGTTCGCGTTGTTGCTCCCGAACACGACATCCCCATCCGCCTCGAACCTATGGTTCGTCGCGATCCCTCCGGAGTACACGTACTGATCAATGTGTGCTCCGTTCTCACTCGTCCCCTCGGCTATGATCGATCTCAGGCTCACCACGTTGTTCGCGGTCCCGGCCATCGTGATGTCCAGGCGAATCCCGGACCCATCACCTACAGCATCCGATGCATCGGCGTACTCCTCAACAATAGCCCCTGGATGCCTCACCGTAATCACCTGCCCAGCACTCGGCTCGTAGCCGTTGATGTCGTGCGTCCCATCTCCCAGAGCCAAACCATCCGCGTTAATCCGGAACATATCCGTCATCTGCACCCCCACACTATCGACTCCGTAGCTGCTTCTGACGGCGCTCAGGAAGTTACTGTTCGGCGCAACCGTCCCGTTGTCATACAGGGACTGCAGACTGAATTTCTGCGTCGCCGCCTTCATCCCCCACAGCTTGTGGTTCGTCCCCTCGTCGCTCTCATACAGGTAGAAGCCCGGCGCCGTCGACTCGGCCCTGATGTTCCCATCCACCTGCACCAGCTCACTCCCGACCGGGCTCGTCGTCCCGACATAGAAATACCCGTTCGGGACAGACACATAGCTAATCGAGGTCGTGCTCCTGTCCACCTCTAGCCAGGCTGTCCCGGCTCCTCCAACATCCGTCGCCGTCGAGAACGTCAGGACTCCAGCCGCGGTAGCCTCCGTCCATAACTTCTCATTAGCGGCCGCGTCCGACTCATACAACGCCCTTGATGGCGTGGCGGACTCCTGTCGAATGGACCCACCAATCGTCAGCTCGTCCGACCCCACCGGGCTGTTGATCCCGACATAGAGGGGCGCGTCCATCTTGACATAGGTGTTGGCCGCCGCTGTTCTATCCACCACAAACACTGAGTCGTAGGCTGTCCCGGCGTCATTGACTGCCTGGAGAACCAACTTCCCACCATTCGCGATGAGGGACCAGACCTTCTCGTTGCTAGTGGCGTCAGACTCGTAGAGGACCGTCTCAGGACTGCCGTCCTCCTGTCTATAATCCCCAGTCAGCACAAAGTCGGACGTGGCCGTCGGAGTCGCAGAGCCGATATAGACCGGCGCCTGAGGGAAGCTGGTCGGCCCGGGCGTTGTCCCGGTCCTGTCCACCTCCAACCAACTCACCGCACTTGCCCCCGCGTCCGTCGGGAATTGGAACTTCAGCACCCCTGCCACCGGCTGGATGACCGAGAGCTTCTCGTTCGTCCCGGCATCGCTCTCATACGTCGCAATAGCTGGAGCAGCCGCCTCGTGCCGGATGCTCCCTTGCACTACCAGGGCCTCAGACCCAGTCGGCGAGTTCCCGCCTATGTAGGTTGGGGAGTCGAGCCCTGTGTAGGTGTTGACTACTCCGGTCCTGTCGATGGTGAAGACCGTGTCGCCTTGGGTCCCGGCGTCGTTGATCGTGATTAGCCGGAGCGCCCCGGCGTCCGCCTGCCAGGTCCACCACTTCTCGTTCGCCGGCCCGCCCTGCTCATAGATATGCCACTCAGGCTGCTCGTCCTCATGGACGATATCCGAGGCGTCGAAGGCTACATTCGTTGAGATAGTCGGGCTCCCGGTCCCAAGATACAAGCTATCCAGGTTCAGAATCCCTCCCCCGGTCTGCTGATGCAGCTTGAGGGCGTTCCCGTAGAGGCCTATAGTCCCTGTCGTCGTGATCGGCCCTCCACTCGTCCCACTCGAGTTCGCCGTGTTCAGCTGCGTCACTGTCCCCGTCCCGCCCACCGAGATCCAGCTCAGGTCGCTGGATGCCCCTGTCGAGCTGAGGACATACCCGCTGGTTGAGGCCGGGCTGAGGACGGCCATAACTGCCCCGCTCGTCCCCATATACAGGTCACCCTGGCCGGGCGTCAGGCTCGCGCCTGTCCCACCCTGCGCCGGAGTAATGTCTCCGGTCACCTGAGTCGATGGGACGGAGCCAGTCGCTAGAGCCCCTGAGGTCCACTGGACCACGTAGCTCCCGGCATTGTTCTTATACCCGACGCTCGTTCCGTCACCGAACAGGTAGAACCCATGCGAGTCGTCGCTCTGCATCCCCCTGATAGCTGCTCCGCCCGTCGTCGGCGCGGTGAACACGGCCGCGATAGTCGAGTCGGAGTCCGTCGCATCGAAGAGCTCCAGGGTCCTGGCCCCTCCGCCTCGCAGCTCCTGGATATTGATGTCCATGAAGCCTTCGAGGGCACTCTCCGACGCCCTCATAAACTTCCCTATCCCGTCGAAGTTTGCGGCGACGAGGGTATCCAGGAGGGCGTTCTCATCCTGAGCGTGAATATCCGCCTTAAAGGTCGTCGAGTCCCGGACGGTCCAGGCGCTGCTGAAGTAGGCGATGACGTCTCCGTCAGAGGCCGGCCCCAGGTTATGAAGCTCGAGAGCGTCTCCGGTCAGGGCGAGGGTTCCGCTGGTCGTGATCGGCCCGCCTGTCAGCCCGGTCCCGGACGCAACACTCGTGACCGTTCCGCTCCCAGTCGGCCCGTCTGCCCACGCAGGCAGAGAGGCCCCCATCTGGAGCCACTGGTTCTCGGTCCCCTTTGCCAGGACGGCCAGGCTGTCCCCCTGGACAAGCAGGATGTCCCCGTTCGTAAAGACCAGGTTGCTCCCTGTCCCGCCATTCGCCTCTGGAACCACCCCGCTCAGCCGAGCCACCGGAATACTCCCAACCGCCAGGCTATCCCCCTCGAACTTCACGACCCAGTCCGCTGTGTCCGGGTCGTAGAACCCCCAATTATCCCCATCTCCCACCATCCAGAACATCTCGGTCCCGTCCTGGTCAGAGAGGATGAACCCGGCAATGGAAGAGTCGCTCTCCGCGACGAAGGCGACCGACTCATAGTCCGCCCGATTGAGGGTCAGGGTCCTCTCCCCCTCCCCCGTGATCGCCTGGTCCGCTATGTCCACGAAGGCACTTACCAGAGTCGGGCTCGTCGTCCGGACGATGGCTCCGGTCCCGGTGAAGCTCCCTCCGGTCCCGCCCCGTGCCGCAGTCAGAATCCCGCTGGTGATGTCTGTCGCCGTGTGGACGTGCGGCTCCACAGCCGCCCCGGTCCCTACCTCTCGCTCCCAGGCCCAGAGGCCGCCGGCTCCTAGACCCAGAAGGGCTATCAGAAAAAGCAGTCGTCTCATGCTCTTACCTCGCTGACCTCTCCAGGGCCTCTACCCGGTCCCGGAGATCCTGGATGAGTATATCCTGCGCTGCATTCTTGATTATCAGTTCCTGGACAGCCTTGACCAGGGGGGCTACCAGCTCCGCCTTCGCCACCCCCATCATCTGAGGATTACCTTCAGCGTCGACGGCTGTAGAGTCGCCGGCCGCAGCCTTCGCATAGATCTGAGCGATCTCCTGAGCTACAAAGCTTGTCTGGGTCACTGTGCTTCCCCCCTCCTCGAAATCTCGCACCCTGAGCCCTTCAATAATGTCGAGACCGCCGATTTCCGTGTCGCGGATATTCTTCTTCATGCGCCTGTCGGAACCATCGACAAGCTGAAACGTGCCGGACGTGTTCCAGATATAGCCCACCTGGTCCCCATTGCCATCCTCGCAATTTATGTAATATGTATCCCCCGAAGCATCGTCTTTGCCCGCCGTGATCTCAAGGCCGTATCTATCCGCGCTATCGTAGTCGTTCCAAAAATGGACCAAATAGCCGGTTTTATTAGTAGTAACTTTAAAAGCACTACCAGCCGCATCCGAGAACTCTGCTACGATAGTACCGTCATTCTGGAAGTTTAAGTCCCCGTCGCTATCCACGCCAATCTCCCACTGTTCGTCCCCAGAGTTTTCCTCGATAGCAATCGCCTCCCCGCCCGAATCCGTGAGCACCTGGAGCGGGTCGCCGGGGTCCGCAAGGCCGATGCCGACGTTGCCGCCACCAAAGGAAAAATCAGATTCCGTAGCAAAATACATTAGCCCAGTGATATGATTGTAATTGATATAGGCTGGCTGAGTAGCATCGGGGTCCGAAAAATTAAATTGCCCCGTTCCGTCATTGGGAGTACGAATGTCGATGTAAGCGTTGGCATCATCTTCAACCAATAGAGCAACTTGAGCATGTACGCTTCCTTGCCCCGTGGTGCCGTTGGAAATGTGAACCCGTGTCTGCGGATTCGAGGTTCCAAATCCAGAGAAGGCCGACAGGATATTGACTTCATCTACAGACTGGTCGTCAAACTGAATTCTTCCGGCAGCGGGACCACCAGGGTCTAAGCCGATAACCTTACCGTCGGCGACCTGGATGTGGTCGGAAAAAGAGGCGCCACCAGAAAAAATGGAGGTTGACTGCGCAGCCAACGCTCCCGTCACGGTGAGCGTGCTGACGGTCGTCCCGCCGCTGAAGTTCGTGACCCCCTGGAACTCCCAATCGCCTGTGATCGTCTCGTTGTCCGCAGCTGACAGATCACCACTCACACCACCAGCAGTCCAGACTCCTCCAACCCACTTGAGGACCTGGTTCTCGTCTGGGCTGAGTCCAGCGATCGTGTCGAGCTCAGCATCATACGCCTGGACATCCGTGTCGATAGCGAGGCCGAGCGAGGTCCTGATCGTCGCCCCTGTCTCAGAGGTGAACCCCTCGCCATCCCCTATAACGACCGCTCCATCGGCCGAGCTGAGACTGGAGAACACGGACAAGGCATCGAGATCTGCGTCGTATGCCTGAACATCCGAGCCAATCGCCACGCCCATACTCGTCCGAGCAGTCGCCCCCGACTCGACCGTCCAATCACTCCCGTCCCCGACGGCAAAGTTCCCATCCGTCACAGCGAGTCCGGCCAGATCATCCAGGTCGTCATCCCACGCCTGCACATCCGACCCCACCGCGACACCCAGGTTCGTCCGAGCCGTCGAGGCATCCGACGCCCCTGTCCCGCCATCCGCCACAGCCAGATCCGTGATCCCTGTGATCGTCCCGCCATCGATATCTATAGTAGTGACGGTTCCGAGATCCGTCCACGTCCCCGTCAAGGCTCCTCCGCCCGACGCGGTGATAGTCCCATTCGCGCTGACAGCCTCAGAGAACACGATCGTCTGATCCGACTTAATCCGCATCCCCTCCGCCGTGTTCGTCCCGAACCTCATACTGTTATCGGAGTTGTAGTACTGGATCTTCCCAATATCGGCGTCGTCTGCATCCCCGAAGTACACCGCGGCAGAGTTCCCGGTCCCGCCCTTGATGCCTATCTGGGCATCCGCCTCATCCACCACATCCAGCTCGTAGGTCGCCGAGGCAGCCCCAATGGCCATGTCTCCCAAGCCAACGAGGGTCCCACCCGTGATAGCAACAGCGTCCGCACCCTGCGTGGCTATGGTCCCGAGGCCCAGGCTGGCCCTGGCCGTCGACGAGCTCTCCGTCGTGAAGCCGCTCCCATCTCCGACTATGAAGTCTCCATCCGCCGTAGTCATGGCGGTGAAGGTCGAGAGGATGGCGAGATCCGCGTCATACGCCTGGACGTCAGAGCCTATAGCGACTCCGAGACTCGTCCGGGCTGTCGCGCCGGATTCTGACGCAAAGCCTTCCCCATCCCCAATCACGATCTTCCCGTCGGCCGAGCTCAGAGAACTGAAGACGCTGAGGGCCGCTAGGTCGGCATCGTAGGCCTGAACGTGAGTCCCTATGATGAGACCCAGAGCCGCACGGGCGGCAGAGGCTGTGGTAGCCCCTGTCCCTCCATACAGCACCGCCAGGGCGGTTATTCCGTCAATGGTCCCGCCGTCGATGTTGACGCTGGTATGGTCCTGAGTCGCCATTGATCCAAGGCCGAGGGCGGTCCTGGCTCCGCTGGCAGTAGTCGCGCTCGTCCCTCCTGACGACACCGTGAGCGGAGTGCCGAGAAGGGCGGCCGCTCCGAGACCTAGGCTAGTCCTCGCCGTCGCGCCGGACTCGGACACATACCCCGAGCCATCACCGACGACAAACTTCCCGTCTGCGGTCGAGATGCTGGTGAAGGTCGCGAGGACGCCAAGGTCAGAGTCATAGGCCTGAACGTCCGTCCCGATAGCCAGCCCCAGGCTGGTCCTGGCTGTCGCCCCTGACTCTGACACAAAGTCCGTCCCACTCCCGACGACGAATTTCCCATCAGCTGTGGAAATCGACGTGAAGCTGGACAGCACTCCGAGATCCGAGTCATATGCCTGGACATGAGTCCCTATAGTCAGGCCGAGGCTCGCCCGGGCCGTAGCGCCTGATTCCGAGGTCAGCGCGCTCCCGTTCCCCACGACGAACTCCCCATCCGCGCTGGAGAGGGAGCTGAAGGCCGCGAGCACATCGAGGTCCGCATCCCAAGCCTGGACGTCGGACCCGATAGCGAGGCCGAGACTCGTCCTGGCAGTAGACCCAGATTCCGACGTAAAGCCGGACCCGTCTCCGATAACGATCTCCCCGTCAGCTGTCGAGAGGGAGCTGAAGACGGACAGAGCGTCCAGGTCTGCATCGTAGGCTTGGACGTTGGTGCCGATAGCCAGACCGAGGCTGGTCCTCGCAGTCGCTCCATCCTCTACGACGAAGGCCGAACCATCTCCGACTATGAACTTCCCGTCAGCCGTGCTGATGCTGGAGAAGGCGGCGAAGACGTCTAGATCGGAGTCATAGGCCTGGACGTCGCTTCCGATGGCCACGCCCACCGAGGTCCGGAAGGTGGCACCCGTCTCGGAAGTCATCCCAGTCCCGTCTCCGATAGGCACAGCCCCGTCGGCCGATGAGATGGACGTGAAGGCAGAGAGCACATCCAGATCAGCGTCGTACGCTTGGACATCACTCCCTATAGTCACACCCATAGAGGCACGGGCAGTCGCCCCGCTCTCCGAGGTCAGGCTATCCCCATCTCCTACGATGAAGGCCCCGTCAGCCGAGCTCAGGTCGGAGAACTTACTCAGCAGGTCCAGATCCTCGTCCCACTCCTGGACCCCTTCCCCAAGAACGACCCCAAGGGACTCCCTGGCCGCCTCTGCCGTAATGGCCCCGGTCCCTCCCTTCGTAATCAGGAGGGTGCTCGTGAGCGCGTTGAGGCTGTGGTTATGGGGATCGACGTCGTCGGACTCGGTCCAGCTCAGCAGAGCCGCCGGGGCCGCGATGATCCCCAGGGCCGCTGCGAGCCAAGCGAGCTTCCGGAATATCTTTCTATCTCTCATATCTCTCACCACTGTCTGAGGAGAACCATGCTATCTATCGTCGTCGTGGCTCCGTTGCTGCTCCCGGCGCTGAAGACGATCCTGGCCCGGTCGCACACCGGGACGTAGAGCATCGTCACGTGGTCGCCGGCTGCCGAGATGGTGTATGTGTCCTCGACGGAGAGGATGTAGTTATCCCCTTTCTTCGTCCCCACCTCGAAGGATGCGAGCGCGTCCACACTGTCGCCGTGGGCGACGAAGCAGACGCTCGCATAGGTCCAGGGCTTGAAGTACTGGCTGGTATCGGCCCCGCTGCTGCCGACAATCCGGAAGGTGGTGCTGTCCGGGAGGCTCGGCCGGGCTATATCGTCGACCCGGCTGACGCTGGTCTGGAGGCTATTCGCCCCGAGCCAGAACAGGACGGAGAGGGTGACGAACACCCCCATGAGGAATCTGCTGTTGAAGGGATTTGGGTAGTTCCTGCGCATGTCTCTGCTCCTCTGCTATCCGGCGGCCTCTGTCTCCAGAGGCTCTGCCTCTTCGAACTCCGCCTCGACCGCGTTCTCGGCCCGGCGCGCTTTGACTCTCGCGAGGGTTTCCTCTGAAACAACTCCGTGGACAACGGCCCCCTGGACCTTCTGCACCTTCCCGTAGCCAGCCCTGGAGAGGAGGTCCTGAGCGACGGAGGCCCTGAGGCGGATATCTGCGGCCTCCTCCCCGTCCCTCACATCCATCAGGAGCTGTAGGCTCTTCGGCGCATCCTCCATCAGGGCCCGGCTCACATCGACGCATTTGGAGTCCCGGGCTGCCTGCAGCACCTTGATATGACGCTGTGGGATCTCGCTGTTCCGGACATCCGAGACATTCTGCGGCGTCACGCCGACGATCTCAGAGATCTCCTTATTCCCGAAACCCAGGACGATCAGCCGGATGACCTCATGGTGCTTGTCCCAGAGCTTGCTGACCTCATACTGCCTGCGGCCATTCGGGTCCTTCCGGGGACGGGCCATCTAGGACTCCAGCTCGGCAGGTTGGAAGGTCCGGATGTCCTTGACCGTCGGCCAGGTTCCGGCGAAGGTGACGTTCCGCGGCCCGATCTTGACGGCGGTCAGGTCGGCCTCCTTGGGAGGGACGGCAAAGCAGACCTGGGCCGTGATGAGGGTCTCTGGCACCTTCTTCCGCTCCGCGATCCGGGACTTCCTCCAGCCGACCTCCCAGTCATTCAGCCATTGCTTCGCGGCCTGGACGGCTTCCTGGCTGGCGAACCTCCAGCTCGTGATGACGACCTCGAACTCGGCCGCATATGCGTGGAGGGCCTGGAAGGCCCCCGTTGCCGGGAATCCGCCGATCCCGGCCGGGTCCCGCTTCTCTTCCGGCCCGAGATGAAGGGCCCCGTCAAAATCTATCTCGATGACTCGCTTTCTCTCGCTCATAGGTATACTCCTAGCGGAGTGGATTCCTGCTATCCATACCCATAATATACACCAAAATAGCTGAGTTGTCAAGTGATATTATTCAAGGAAATGCCCTCCAGACAGCAACGGGACCGCAGGTCCCAATGCCCTGGAGGGCCGTAGGCCCAGAACTGTTTATATTTAATATCAGCAGATGGAGGAGCCGGCCAAGGGAGCCGTAGGCTCCCCAGCAGACGTCAGGGTGATCGGGAAATATCATACCAAAAGACCTCCCATAATGAGAGTGGGACGATCGTTGTGGTCCTCGCGACCTCATCCCCCTAGGTCCGGGGGTCGCCGACCCTAGATCATCTAGACATGCATCCGCCACCCAAATCGACCTGGCACGGGTTTTGCATCGCGCGCGATCAGGTATATAGCAAGATCCATGCCGGAAATAAATTTGACATCGGGGTGGCAATTCATTAGATTATGGGGTGTCGATTCGAGGGTCGATGTCCCATCCCGATCTTTGACATCATGGGGTGCATCCTCGACACCCCATCGGAAATAGTGCTAGGTGGCTGGTCTAGGTATCCATCTATCATTGGAGGATACCAACATGTCACAGAAAATCGAGATCCAATTCGACGACTATTCTGTGTTGACCGAATCCACAGGTGCGAAAATTATGGTCCACCTGACCGTGGATGACAAGGTGGCGAGTCAGGACATCGTGATCCTGGCGAAAGACACCCTGGCGAGACGGTTTAGGACCAGGCTCAATCGCATCAAAAAGACCGATCCGTCGGCCTATGCCGCCCTTGTATCCAAGGGTGAATGGCGCATGGACCTGTCGGACCTGATCGGCAAGACCGGGCATGGTGGGGTCTTGGTCACAGACCCCAGTGTCCTGGCCGGTGCCCTCAATGCCGAACAGATCCTCGAGACCGCCCGGCTCGCCGGGATCGACCTCGCCGCCGCAATGAAGGCGTCCCAGACCTCGTAAACCAACCCGCCTAGGCCGGCCACCTAGCACGACCCTCCGTCGGGCAATGTGCCCCTGATGAGGCCAATTCAGGCCGAAACGGAGACAGGAAGGGAGGTCCACATGGACCTGTCCCCCGAGGATCGCAGGGGACTAGTCTCGATAGCCGAGAGGATTGAGAAAGACCTCATGGAGCACACCAAGGGCTATGCCGTCATGGGCAGCATAACCCTCAAACCAGGGCATGGGAAGTGGCGCATGGAGGTTCACGCCCGCATGGTGTTCCATACCGAGCTAGAAGACTAGCCAAGACGGCCGAGGGTCGGCCAGGAACCGGCTCTCGGCCTCTTTTTTGTCCTGGATGGGGCCAGATCTGTTGATATTTAGTATCAGCAGGTCTCGGTTGTTGATATTTCATAGATCTATGGGTCTATGGGTCTATAGACCTACTACCCTACGCACCTACTACCCCCACCGCCCCCATCCCATTCGGGGCTGAGGGGGCAGACCCTCTTCTGAGGGGAGTACCTCTATCTAAAAAATAATCTCTTAATAATATAGGTCTCCCCCTCAGAACGCACCCCCTCAGACCCTCACCCACCTCAGGGCCAGATGGGATGGATGGGGTGGGGAGAGTAGGTTCGTAGGACCATAGGACCATAGGACCATAGGACCATAGAATCGTAGAACACTAGACCCATAGATGCGTAGGCCCTTGACCTGAACATGATTGTGCTTCGCACAAAGGGTCTTGACAACTCACCAGGAATTCTGTATATTGGATGCATCATATATAATGTTCGCGTGCTCATCTATAGCGGCCCCATTCCGAGGCCGCTAGCCAACGAGGTGCCCAATGAAATCAACCTGTTGTGGGGTTCGCCTGCGACGGACCACACCCTACGGGGCCACGGTCCACGAGTGGGTGTGCCGCACATGCGGGGCGACCTATCGACAGGGCGTCAGGACCCCAGGTCCTGCCCGATCCCCGTCAAGGGTCATTCGCCTGAGCACGACCACCCTCGCCCGGCTCGAGGCCACGAGGGACCAAGACGAAACCCTGCAAGACACCGTCGACCGGCTTCTGGACCTGTTCTATTACGGGATCGAGTAGCCGGCCCTCATCGCACAGATGGCCGAGAGTTGAGGAACACTCGCCAGGGCTGGCCCCTCGCCGCATACGGAGGCGGCCAGCCCCTACCTATCATTCCCGAGGAGGAATAGATCTCATGAAGCCCTCGAAGGAATTAGCCACCGGGCTCATCGCCCTCAGCATGATGGACGCAGATGTGTTGAGTGAGCTCGAACTCATCGAGGACCGGGCCAGGCCCTTGCCCTGCTTGAGGCCCCGACCCTCGACCCTCAGCAACAGACAGCGGGCCTCCCGCAAGGCTCGCAGGGAGATGCAGCACGCATCCCGCCGGAGGAACCGGAGATGAGAGAACAAACCACCGAGAGGTTGCAGACCCTGATTCATCGAATAGATCAGGGCGAGCTGCCTCCCCTAGAGACCGCCGATGAGCTAGTGAAGCTATCCCTGGACATCATCAGGCATACAGGGGCCGAGGACATAGCGGCCTACACGAGCTGCCTGTGGGAGTTGGCATACAAGCTGGCTCAGGCCCGGCTCGAGCCAGGGAGGTAGCTCATGAGCCCGCAACGACACGCAGGGAGCCGCCTTCGTCGAGGCGACACCAGGCAGCCCGGCAGGCAGATCAACTCTGCCGAGATGGTTGGCTGGCCGCCTGATGGAGGTGACGACCCCGGAGACACGGGCTCAGGCCCGGAGCAGGTTCATCCTGCCCTCAGCGACCCGAGCCTCCGATATTCTCATAGCTCCTGGACACATAAGCTCTACGAGGAGAGATCTCTCCGCCAGGGCCACGACCCTCTCGCAGTCAATCGAGAGCTCGAGAAGTTCCGAAGGACCCCGCCGCCGAGGCGGGTAGACCCTAAGACCGGGAAGGAGGTGGGGCCCTGATGGACAAGTCCCTAGCCGACGCGGCCTTCTATGTCCTCCTGGCAGCTCGGACGAGCCCGGAGCTCTTCGAGCCGGACAGCGACCTCCTCGATGCCCTGGATGTCCTCAGGGCGTCGAACCAGGTCCTCGTCGCCGAAGCTGCCGCCCTCATGATCTGCACCATCCACGGACCCTACGTCCTGACCCCTCCAGGCGTCGGGATCTTCAACAGGGCCCTGGACTACCTCAGAGAGGAGGCTCAGAAGCCATGATGTTGCGCGGAACCTGTCAGGCCTGCCGACAGAAATACAAGGTCCTGAAGAGCCTGATCGTCCTGACGAAGGAGCTGGGTGAGCAGAGGTTCTTCCTCTGCGCCGAGTGCCATCTCAAGAGGGCCCGCTGTCCGGCCTCTATCCGAGCCCTGGTCAAGGACCGTCAGGACTCCCGCCTCGACGATGTCGAGCAGCTAGACCTGTTCGATGTCTGTTGATATTTCGTATAAACAGTTCCCAAGCCCGAAAGGAGGCCCTATGACCGTCAACAACCTCAACATCCAGTGCTACATCGACGCCCGGCTCGTCGCGAGCTTGGCCAGGTGGATGGAGGAGAGCAACCTCATCCCCTGCAAGGGCAGCTACAGCCGGATGATCCGCCTGCTCCTCGACGCCATAGCTGAGGACAACGATGTCCCCCGTTTCCGGGACACGGAGAAGGCCCTCGCGTATCTCGCATCGAAGGGGTTCAGCGTCGCGCAGCTCGGCAGCCCGCCCAGGGCCAGGAAGATCCGAGCTCAGCTCTCGGCGGAAAGCCTCGAAGGCGAAGCCCAGGTCCCTCTCCTCGACCTCGAGGCGGAGGCGGACGTCGAGAGGGTCGCCGAGATCGAAGACCTGTTCGACAAGGAGGAGCCCGATGCCTGATCCCCTCACCGAGATCGAAGCTGAGCGACAGCGCTGCTACCGGGACGACACCCCCGCAGCTGCTCGCCTCCTCAAGTGGCTCGAAACGACGGAGGGTCTCTACCTCCTCGTCCTCGACCTGGAGAAGGAGGCCCCTGGTTTCGTCAGGGCCATTATAGCCAGGCGGATGAAGGAGATGGAGCTATGAGCACGCAGCAGCGCTGGCAGAAGGTCTTTGGACTCATCTTCTTCATCCTAGGAACGCAGATCGCCATCCAGATCATAGCGAGGTTAGTCGGATGCCTGAGCGAGTGATGAGACCCGATGAGCTGGCCCGCCTCCGCCGAGAGGTCGGCGTAGCTAAGGAGCGCTGGAAATCCCTCCAGCTCCTCTACAACCAAGAGCAACTCAAAGCAAGGAGGCAAGAGAGTGCTGATAAGGAAGACCCCGGACGCCCCTGAGGATGCCATCGACGTTCTCGAGGCCCTGCTCGACATCCTTTGCAAGCAGGGGATGTATCGAGCCAACTGGCAGGTTGCCGTCCTCGAGATCCTCCGCCGGAATCCTCACAAGCGTCTGAACAACCTGGCCGCCAGGGTGCGGACCCTGGAGGAAGCCCTCGAACGCTATGAAGCTTTCGAGCGCGTGGCTCAGATGGCCGTGGACCTCTGTAGGAAGGACGAGGCAGGCATCCGAGCCGTCATCGAACACTATGATAAGCTGAG